GGCGATAAAGTCATAATGTTAAGTGATGATGACGAAGGCAACGGGTATCATTATTGTTGGTATTTATTTTCAACACCTGATGACGTTATGCTAGAAGATTACTTAATAGATGAAAGAAACGCTAAAAAGGAAGATACTATAATATTGGGGTAGGGATATGAAAGAAGAATTAATTAAAGCATTTAAACAAATCTATAATGAAGAAGAAATAATCAATGTTATGTATGTAGAAAGCAAACAAATTGCATATATAGAATGTAGAAGTGGTTATGCTTATAAAGTAGAATATAACAACGGAAATATAGAAACAACTTATATTAATTATTAGGAGGATATATGAAAGTAGAACAATTTGAAGCTAAAAATCAATTTCACATATATGGAAATGGAACACACGAATTACAAAGTTATGATAGTTTAGTAGTTAAAATAAGTGGAAGTTATAAAGATTTAAAAATAGTTTTAGATAGAGATTGGGACTATTCAAGAACAACAAGTAAATATGTATATATGTTTTTAGAACAATATACTGATATAAACTTTTTTGGTATGCCAAATAAAAGAGATTATGTAAGAAAGTTAATTGAACAAGGCAAGATTATATATGATGATAATATGTATTAGGAGGTAAATATGGAACTATGGATAAGAAGTCAAGATAGAGAAAGATTAACAATATGTCGTGATTTAAGAATATATAAATCTTTAGAAAAAGATGAATGGTGTATAGAAGATTGCGATTGGCTTGGAAGTTATAAAACAAAAGAAAGAGCATTAGAAGTATTAGATGAAATTGAACAAATAATAATTTCAAAAGAAATCTATTTAAACGATAGAGAAGCATTTGATGAAGGTTTAGCGAATTATGATTTAGAAGATAGAAAAGAACTGTTAAAACAAACCTTTATATATGAAATGCCAAATATATAGAAGAGGAGGTAAGGCAATGGCAAAATTAATTAAACAAAAATATTATAATTCAAAAGGGCAAGCAAAAATAAATAACTTTATGTGTAATATAAGTAAACAAGTAGTATATGAAGCAGGGTTTACAGGGAATGAAGAAATAAAAGTATATGCTATGAATGGAAGAATAATAATTGAAAAGGAGAAATAAAATGAGTAAAGAGGAGTTTTTTAATAAATATATTAAAGAAGATGAGTATGATGACCTAGAAGACGCTAAAATGACCGAAATTATCCACAAAAACGCTAGAAAGGTAAAAAGGGTTAATAAAAGACATAACGTTCTTGAAATAGCCGTTTATGTATCTCAAATAGGGGTATGGATAGGAATAGGTATAATGATAGGTGTATTATGGTTAAAATAATTCATAAATTAAAGATGAAAAGAAACACTATAGAAAATACAATAGAAACAATGGAAAGAGAACAATATTGGCTAATGAAACAATTAGTAGAAGTACAAGCTTGTTATATAAGACAATTGGAGGGAAAAAATGTTAGAAGACGCCGAAGAAATATTAACAAAGCTACTGATTAAAGAACATTTTGAAAATAAAGATAAAAAATACGTAATAAGTAAAGAAGAATTAATAAAACTTGTAATTAAATATAATAAAGTATTAATGAACGTGGAGGCATTATGAAAGTATTTTTTTATGATAATAATACCCATATAGAAAACTCTTTTGAATTAACGGGAGAAAGCTTAAAAATAGCCCTTAAAAGAATAATGGAAGAAAGAAATAAAAAAGGACACCCTATTACACGTACTTTTGAAAGCTATGTAAATGAGTGGAAAGGACATAATAGGTTATACAAACTACACCTATTTAGAAAACATACAAAAGATGTTGACCTAGAAGAGCCACAAAGACTTTTCTGGAGAATAGTATGGGGAATTATAGGGAGATGATAAAGAGTGAATAGAACAATAGAAGATATACAAAAAGATATTGAATTATTAGGAATAAAAGGTGGCTATGATATAGAACAATTATTAACACCACAAGATTGTAGAAGATTATCTTATGAAATAGAAAGACTAAATAACATAATAAATGACTATACAAAAGATATGGAAGAATATTTTGAAAGTAACCCATTAGTTTACATTGGAGATTATGATGTAAGATTTGATGATTTAGAACATATAGAAAAGGTAGGACTAGTAGTAGAATTAAAGTTTATAACAACAATTAAAGATAAATTAAAAGAACTAAAGAATTGCACCAAAGAAAGTCAAAATGATGCAATTAAAAGTAATGATGAGGCAATTAAAGGAGGTAAATAATGGATATAGAAGAAATAAAGGGTAAGCCACTAACTAAAGAAGAAAAATTAGTATTGATAAACGGAATTGTAGGTTTAATTGGAAACGAACCTAAAGAGGTAGTATATAAAGAAGATTATGATGAATTACAAGCTAGAATAGATAAAGCAATAGAGTATATAAAAGAACATTACCCTACTTCAACAATTAACTATCAAGAAGATAGAAGCATATTACTAAATATATTAAAAGGAAGTGATAAAGAGTGAATAGAGAAGAAATGTATGAAAAACTTATAGATTTAATAAAAGAAAAAATACAAAAAAAGAGTGATGAATATAAGCATAGTACAGCAAGACCTTTTTGTTTAATAGCACAAGGTATGGAAATGTCTTTAAAAATTATAGATGAAGCAATAGATGAAGCATATAGTTGGGAGTGATAAATAGTGAAGAAAGAAGATATTAAATTATTATTAGAAATGAAAGCAAATTGTTTAAAAGATTATGGAACAATTATAGGAACTTATAGTCCTACTAAAAGTCTTTTAAAAGCAAATGCAATAAGTAATGCTATAAACGAAATAGAAAGATTAAATAACATAATAACTGAATTAGAAAAATGGTTATGTGAAGAATATAAAGAATTAGATAGAAAAGGTAGTACAAATTATCATTATTCTATGGAAGAAATAAGGAAAGTATTAGTTAAATTAAAAGAACTAAAGGAGGATAGCAAATGAAAATAATAGGACTTATTGGAATGATAATATGTAGTGTATTATTATTAATTATTAATATTAGATTTTTAAAGAAAAGATTTAATGGAGAATTAGAAGAATATGACTTTTTAGATAATGCAATGCTTATATGGACTTTTGGGTTATTTATTTTAATACCTGCTTTAATTATAGGAATATTTATTTAAAGGAGAACACTAATGAAAATAATTACGGAAATAAAAGAAGCAATTATATGGTGCTTGGAAAAAATTTTTTTAGGGGAGAACACTAATGGAAAAGATTAAAGTAGGAGATTATGTAAGAACAAAAGAAGGATTTATTGCAAGAGTTCAAAATAAAGAAGATGATTATATAGAGTTTGATAATGTAGTAAGAACAATGTATGGAGATAGTTATTGTGTATTATGGGGAGACCTGTCGAAAGAAATAATAAGTAAAACATCACCTAACATAATAGATTTAATAGAAGTAGGAGATTATGTTAATGGAAGTGTAGTTGATAAGCTAAAAGATAAAATTGTATATTTAGGTTGTGATACACCTTTGTCTAATGAAATGATTGATACAATAGTAACAAAAGAACAATTTGAAGGGATGGAATTTAAAATATGAAAGAACAATATAAATGGAACTATAATATCAAAATAAAAACAAAGCAAGGCACTTATGAATATGAAGACAAATTAGAAAACATTGAAAAAATACTAGAAAATCACAAAGAGGAAGAAGATATAGAAGTAAATGCAATAAAGGAGGAACAATGCAAGAGAAAAGTCTTAAAGAAGCAATAGAAATATGCTTAACAAATATACAAAATTCTAATATTAATGTAGTAGATAAGTACGAATTAATGTTAAACCTAAATCATTTCTTAACACATTATGAAGAACAAACAAAATCTAAAGTATTAAAGTTAGGAGAAAGAAAATGATACAATTTATATTTGGCTATTTATTAGGTATGATTTTAACAACAATTATAGATGTGTTATTTAAAGACTAATTGCGAATAATTAAAAATGTAGTATAATTAAGGTGGTGGTAGAAATATCACCATCCCTTTTTATTCTAGGAAGACAGGTTTTTTCTACCTCCTGTCTTTTTTGTGTTATAATGGAATTAAAAGAGGTGGCTATATGGAAGTTAATGTATTATGGAACTTTACTGATATGATGAAAAAAATACCGACGTTAAAACAAGAATATATAAGAGTTTTAGCGTCTTTTTCTATTTATGAGGGTAAAGAAAAAAGAAATTACATACACGAAACAAGAAGTAAGATATATAGTCTTAATCTCCTAGAAAAACAAAAGGATAAACTTTGGGAGTTTATGAACGGCGATATACCTTACTTTTTATTATATTCGGTAAAATAGACAAAAAAGATTATATTTGGTATAATAAGGGCTATAGGAGGAGAAAAAATGGAAAAGAAACTAGAAATTATTTACAAGAAAGTAGAGGACTTAAAGCCATACGCTAATAACCCACGCTTTAATGATGAAGCAGTAGAATACGTTGCTAACTCAATTAAACAGTTTGGTTTTAAAGTTCCTATCATAATTGATAAGAAAGGGGAAATAGTAGCAGGACACACAAGATATAAAGCAAGCCTAGAATTAGGGCTTAAAGAAGTGCCTTGTGTAATAGCTGATGACTTAACTGAAAATCAAATAAAGGCATTTAGAATAGCCGATAATAAGGTTAGTGATAAAGCTACTTGGAATGATGATTTATTAGGCGATGAAATTAAAGATTTGCTTGAAGATTTTGATATGACTGACTTTGGGTTTGGAGAGTTTGAATTATCAATTCTAACTGATGATATGGAGCCTGATGGATATGATGATGATTTAGTAAATCAATATTCAAGTAATAGCGATGACTTTTTACTAAATAAAAGAGTAATAATTACTTATAAAACTGATGAAGAAACTGAGTTCTTAAAGAATATATTAAAAGAAGACGGGGAACTAGGTGTAGTTTATAAAATAGAAGATATAATGGGTAGATATGATGAATAAAACATTTGAGGGACTATCTTTTGTTTTCGATATAGACGATACAATATGCAATAACAAAAATAGAGATTATGCAAACGCAGTTCCTTATAAAGAGGTAATTGATAAGATTAATTATTTATACGATAACGGGGCAACTATTAAATTATACACTTCAAGAGGTATGGTAAGTTGCAACGGGGATATAGATAAAATAATCAAAAAGAATGAGCCTATCTTAAGAGAATGGCTAAATAAAAACAACGTAAAGTATAATGAATTAATATTTGGCAAGCCTTTAGGCGATTTATATATTGATGATAAAGCTATGAACGTAAGAGATTTTATTAAACAAGACTTTAAACAATTAAACGGGCATTCGGGATACCCTGTTATAAGAATAGGTAATATAGTGCGTAAGGAAATGTCGGAAGAAAATTACGCTAAACTATGTGGTTGGTATGAAGCTTCAAAAGGCATAGCTAATTCTCCTAAAATAATATCTAATTTATATTCAACAATATATATGGAATATATAGAAGGAGAAAGAGGCGATAAAGCATTATCTCAAAAACTTTTAAACAAAATAATAGGACAAATATTAAAGTTTAAAGAAGTTAAATATACCGAGTTTGATAAAGATAAAGTTCTTAATAAAATAGATAAACATAAAAGCAATGACGAAGAATGGAACACTATAGTAGAAGAATGTAAACAAATGGTAGATACAATAAACTTTAAAGAACACGCTAGTTTATCTCATTATGATTTTACTTTAGCTAATATTATAGTTAAAGATGATGAGTTTTATTTATTAGATAGCTTATATGATAAGTATTCTTCAAGTTATTTAATGGACTTTGCAAAATTAAAAATGTCTTTAGACGGATATGAAGAACAGTTTTGCGGTGGAGATAATATAAGCAAAGAATATTCAAAAATGCTAACTAATAGACTTAAAGAGTTAGGAATATATAAAGAGGTATTGATATTAGAGTTTATGTGGGCAGTTAGGCTTTACAATTACAACGAAGATAAAGAAAAGGTAAAAACGTTTGTAAAAGAAAGAAGGAAAGAAATTGATTAAGGGTTTTACTTCCGTAGTAGGAGATTTATTTCACGCAGGGCATATAAGAATGATAGAGGAATGTAAAGAACATTGTGATTATCTTATAGTAGGTGTTATATGTGACCCAAGCGATAGAAAAGAAAAAAATAAGCCTATTGAGAGTGTCTATGAGAGGTATTATAGAATAAAAAGGTGTAAAGGTGTAGATGAAGTAATACCTTTAGAAAATGAAGCCGACTTAAAATTATATTTAGAAATGAGTTCTAATATTGATATAAGATTTGTAGGAGAAGATTATAGAGGAAAAGATTTTACAGGTAAAGACGTATGTGAAAGAAAAGGCATACAAATATATTACAACGATAGGCAACACGGGTTATCTTCTACAAGTTTAAGAGAAAGGGTAATTAATGGAAACAAATAATTTTATATATACAATACCCTCTTATAATAGAGTAAACAAACAAATAACAGTTAACTATTTACACGAAATAGGAATTAAAAAAGATAGAATATACGTATTTGTTCAAACTAAAGAAGATGAGGCTTTATATACTGAAAAAATAGGTGATAAAGCCAACATAGTATTTAAAGAGGCAAAAAGGGGCATAGAAGCGAGAAACAACATTTTGAATACATTGGTAGAAGAAAACAATATTGTAATGCTAGATGACGATATAAGAGCTATTGGAGAGCTTATAAACGGTAAGATAGAAAAAATTGAAACTGCCGAAAAAATGGACGAAGCATTTTCACAATGTTTTGTATCGTGTGAAAAAACTAAAACACAAGTATTTGGCGTATATCCAATATATAATCATTATTTTATGGAAAGAACAATTAGTACAAAATCACCTATAAATACTATATTTGGTTTTGTTAAAGGGTTTAAAGATAGATATAGTGAAAGATATGATACAAAAGAAGACGCCGAATTATGTGCTAGAATATTGTCTACAAAAAGAAATATATTAAGATTTAATTTCTTATGTGTAGACGCTGACCATAGAAAAGATAAAAACGGGTATATAGATGAATGGCACCAAGAAGAAAATATAAGGTGCGTAAAAAGATTGATAATACAATATCCTAGAGTATATCAAATGCAAAAAAATAAGCCTTGGGAGGTAAGATGTACGTTAAAAGATAAGAAAATAATACTTCCGGGGTATAAAAAGAGGGATTAGAATGAAAGAGATAGAAGAAACATACGGCTCTCCTAGATGGACAGGGGAAATAGCCGATTGTAGTTTGCCTTTAACATTAGACACTTATTCAAATTGTAGTTTTGGTTGTGTATATTGTTTTAGTCAATATCAAAGAGGAATAGGTAAAGGTAAAGAAGAATATTTAAACAAGCTAGTAAAATGCATAAATGTAGATAAAGTTAAAAAAATATTAAGCGGTGAAGATAAAGAAAGCCAATTTTATAAATGGGTAAAAGATAAAAGACCAATTCAATATGGCGGGTTATCCGACCAATTTGACGGATATGAACGTAAATATGGGCAAACTTATGAGTTGTTGAAGTATTTAAAAGAAATAGACTATCCAATTTGCTTTAGTACAAAGAGTGCTTGGGTATTTAGTGACCCTAAGTATCAAGAATTATTTAGAGGGGCAGACAATTGGAACGTTAAGTTCTCAATAATAACCTTAGATGAGGAAGATGCCAAAAAAATAGAAGTTGGTGTACCTAGCCCTAGACAAAGACTAGAAGCAATGAAAAAATATAATGAATTAAGTAAAGGTGGAACAACGTTAAGATTAAGACCATTTATTCCGGGAATAAGTGATAAGACGTATTTAGACTTAATTAGAGAAGCAAAGAAAGCGGGTGCTACGGCGGTTACTACTGAGTTCTTTTGTTTAGAGATGAGAGCCGTAAAAACTGCAAAGCAACACTATAAGGCAATAAGTGATGTATGTGGTTTTGATATAGTAGACTTTTATAGGAAACATTCAACAGGTAGTGGTTATTTAAGGCTTAATAGGAAGGTAAAAGAAAAATATATAAAAGAAATGCAAAAACTTTGCAATGAATTAGGTATGAGGTTTTATGTAAGCGATGCTCACTTTAAGGAATGCTCTAACAATTGTTGTTGTTGTGCATTAAACCCAAATTGGAATTATTCAAGAGGAAACTTTGCAAGTGCTTTACAAATAGCCAAAAAGGTTGGTGAAGTGCATTGGGAGGACATTGAAAAGGATATGTATTTTTTAAATACTTCATTAAAAAAGAGTGCGCTAATGCAAAGCTCAGAAGCTAGGGCAAAATACGCGAATATGACAATTAAAGATTATTTACATTATTTATGGAATAACCCTAAAATGGGGCAAAGCCCTTATAAAATATTTGAAAAAGCATTAATTCCTAGTGGGTATGATGAAAACAGGGATATAATATACAAATATAACAACGATGTTACTTTTGAAAAAGAAAAAGGTATAGATAGGAAGGAAATAAATGAATTAAGAGTTTAGGAGGTAGTAAAATGATAGAAAAGGTAAATCCAAGCCACCCTGATAAAGTGGCAGATAGAATTGCAGGAGCAGTTGTTGACCTAGCATACAAGAAGGAAGAAAACCCAAGAATAGCAGTGGAAGTTCTAATAGGACACGGACAATGTAACATAATAATTGAAAGTGATACTGATTTAGACAAAGAAGAAATAACAAAAGCAGTACATAGAATAGCAAAACAAGATTTAGATGTTTATGTACTACAAGATGTACAAGATGAATACCTAGCAAGAAATCAAAAAGAAGAAATAAGATGTGGAGATAACGGAATATTTAAAGGCGTTCCGTTAACTGAAAATGAAAAGCTAATAAGCCAATGGGCTAGAAATATATATAGGAGCTATCCTACTGACGGAAAGTATATATTGACTGATGATAAGTTTATATGTTGTCAATCTAATACTGATGACAGGTTTGAAAGATTTTGCAAACCCGTTGAAACACAATATAATAGAGAATTAATAATAAACCCTTTAGGAAATTGGACGGGCGGAACTGATGTAGATACAGGGACTACAAATAGGAAACTAGGAAGCGATATGGCACAAAGTGTAACAGGTGGAGGACTACACGGGAAAGACTTATCTAAAGCCGATGTAAGTGTAAATATATATGCCTTTAAAAAAGCACAAGAAACAGGTAAGGTTGTTGAATTGTGTTGTGCTATAGGAGATACTGAAATAGACGGGAAACCTTATAGGGAAATAGTAGAAGAAGCAAGAGAATATATAAACTCAATTGGTGGCTTTGAAAAGTTTGCAGAATGGGGACTATATTAGGTGAAATCCTTTAGTTTATTTTACAAAGAAGTAAAAGGCAATGAAGGAAACAAGTGTAAGTATCCAACAAGATTAGACACTTATGGTTGTGGGTGTCAACACGATTGTAAATATTGTTATGCCAAAAGTTTACTTGATTTTAGAGGCTTATGGAATGCTAATAAACCCGTTGTAGGAAATATGAAAGATATACGCAATGCTATAATAAGAGCAAAGAAAAGCCATATTAAGATATTAAGACTAGGTGGTATGACTGATTGTTTTCAACCTCTTGAGCTGAAATATAGAACAACATATCAAACAATTAAGTTATTAAACAAGTATAGAATAGGTTATTTAATAGTAACAAAAAGCCATTTAGTAGCAAATGATGAGTATATTGAAATAATGGATAAAGACCTAGCTCATATACAAATAACAACTACTTGTTTAGATGATGAAATGTATAAGAAGTTAGATTATGAGAAAGCAAGTTTGCCTAGTAAAAGAATAGAGGCTATTAAGAAACTACAAGATAATGGGTTTGACGTTGCAATACGTTTAAGCCCTTTAATACCTGAATATATAGACTTTGATAAGTTAAACTCTTTAGGTATAAATAAAGCAATAGTAGAGTTCTTAAGAGTAAATACGTGGATAAAGAAGTGGTTTGACATAGATTATAGTAAGCATATAATTAAAGAGGGAGGATACAATCATCTTCCTTTAGACTATAAGAAGCAAATACTAAGCAAAGTAAAGATACCAAACATTAGTGTTTGTGAAGACGTAACAAGTCATTATGAGTATTGGAGAGACAATGTTAACCCCAATAAAGAAGACTGTTGCAATTTAAGGATGTGATACTATGTCAAGACAAGATAATTTGATACCACAGTCGCATACTTTAACACTCGATGAACAGAAGATGGGTGGCAAAGCAAGTGGAGAAGCAAGAAGAAAGAAAAGAACAATGTTAGATACCCTAGAAAGTATGCTTGAAGAAACTAACAAAAAAAGTGGTAAGACTTATAAAGAACTGGTAACACTAGGGCTAATGAAAGGTGCTATCAATGGTAGTTCTAAAAACTATGAAATAATACAATCTTTAATAGAAAGAAAAGAACAACAGGAAGAAATAAACAATGTATTTATAACACTTCCTGCTAAAGATATAGCTAGTCCATTTACTGATTTGAATAGAATGATAGATGATAGAGAATATCGAGAATATTATTGTGAGGGTGGACGTGGTTCAACTAAATCATCATTTATAAGTGAAAAGATAATTGAATTACTAGAAAATAACCCACGTATGTGTGCAGTAGTATTAAGAAAAGTTAAAGACACTATGAAAGATAGTGTTTTCTCACAATTAGAATGGGCTATAGATAAATTAAGCGAAACATACCCTCATTTAAAGAATGATTATAAATTAACACGTTCCCCATTAGAAATAACTAAAATAAGTACAGGGCAAAAGATATATTTTAGAGGTGCCGATGATTATGGTAAAATAAAATCATTAAGAACACCAAAAGATATGTATGTAGGAATAACTTGGTATGAAGAGTTTGACCAATTCAACGGAATGGAAGAAATACGTAAGATAAATCAGTCTTTAGTACGTGGTGGTGAAGACTTTATACAATTTTATTCTTATAATACGCCTGCAAGTACACAACATTTTGTAAATATAGAAAAGTTAGTTCCTAAAACAAGCCGATATGTTCATTTAACAGATTATAGAAGTGTGCCAAAGAAATGGCTAGGGCAAGCATTTATAGATGAAGCGGAGTTCTTAAAAGAAACTAATGAGAAACTATATAGAAATGAATATTTAGGGGAAATGACAGGTGTAGGAGGAAATGTATTTGAAAACATCGAGTTAAGAGAAATAACTGATGAAGAAATAAATACATATGAATATACATATCAAGGTTTAGACTTTGGTTGGTTCCCTGACCCTTTAGCTTGGGTTAAATGTTGTTATAATCCATCTCAAAAAGCATTATACATATATGATGAGTTTGTAGTTAATCGAATGAGTAATGCTGATGTATGGAATTATTTAAAGGAAGAGAAAGGTGTTGATGAAGATGATTTAATTATTGCCGATAGTGCGGAGCCAAAATCAATAGGAGATTTTAAAAGTTATGGTGCATTAATAAAGGGTGCCGAGAAAGGACCTGGAAGTGTAGATTATTCTATGAAGTGGTTAGCTAGTCTTTCAAAGATAGTAATTGACCCAAATAGAACACCGACATCGGCTCAAGAGTTTAGCACGTATGAATATGAACAGGATAAAGATGGGAATTATATAAGTGGTTATGTAGACGCTGATAACCATTGCATTGACGCTACAAGATATGCATTAAATAATATATGGAGAAAGAAAGGACAATAAAATATGTTTAGTAAAATATGGACTTGGATACTGAATAAAATATTTCGAGTTCCCACTGAAACAAGACAAAAAGACGTAGAAGATAATTCTAAATATGCTTTAGCTTATGAAAGAATAGATAATATTAACTTTTCTAGTATATTTGCTAACAAATTAGCTAATTATACAATAAGTGATAGTAATATTAATTTTATTGGAGAAAACCCAAGAGTAGATTTGTTAAGTAAAACAGGACAATCTATGTGGAAGAAAGCTAAAAAGATTACTTCAATGTCATTAGGGTATGGTGGTGTATTCCTTATACCATACGTTAAAAAGAACAAATTATTTTATAATGTAGTTCCGCAGTCTAGAGTAACAATAGACGCTACTGAGGGAGATTTAATAACAGGGGCTACAATATTAGCTGAAAGAAAAGAAATATCAAAAGGAATAGGACAAACAAAGACTTACATAAGATGGACTAATTATAAACTAGAAAGAGTAAATGATGAAGCTTATAATTGCGTAATAGAGCAAAAGTTCACTGATGAAACAGGAACGGAAATACCTGCACCTGACTTTTGGAATAATATAATGTTAAAACAAACTATTTCAAACGTAGATAGAGCTTTACTAGGATATATAAAATCACCAATAAATAACCGAAAGACAAATGATAAATATGGTGTACCTATAACTTACGGGTGTGAAGCTACAATACTTGAAATAAAAGAAACAATGAAACAAATGATAAGAGAATATGAACTTAAAGAATGTTTTGTTGGTGTAGATACAACTATGTTTAGAGAAAAGAATGGTAAAGATGTATTGCCTAGAGATGGACTATTTAAAAGAATAGACGCTACTGATGATGACTTCTTTGAAGTATTTGACCCTCAATTTAGAGATTTTACAACAAGATTACAAGAACTTTATAAACGTCTAGAACACGAGGTAGGAACGTCTTATGGAATATTAAGTGAAGTAGAAACAACAAATGCTACTGCTACTGAAATAAAGCGTTCTATGTATGATACATTTACATTAGTAGATGATATAAGAAGCAATCTTGAAAAAGGGTTAGATGACTTCTTCTATGCTTGTAATGTTTTAGCAAATGCTTATAATCTATCACCACAAGGAGATTATGATATTAATTATGAATGGAGCTATTCATTAATAGAAGATACACAAGCTGAATGGAGCCAAATGGTATATGCCAATAATAAAGGTATTATTGCCGATGTAGAAGTAAGACAATGGTTGAAACCTGATGAAACCCTAGAAGAAAGCCAAAAAGCCATTGATGAAATAAAGAAAACTCAACCGACTGTTGAGGAATTAATGGGAGGTAATATAGAATGAGAGTTTTAGTAAACGTAAATAAAGTAACACTTGATGAAAAAGATAAACTAAACGCAGGAGAATATAATATACACGAAGTCGAGTTTGAGTTTAGTGAAGAATATAACGGACTAATTAAGAAAGCTACTTTTAGCACAAAAGAACACGCATATTTAGTCGAAATAACTAATAGTAGTGTAATTATACCTTATGAAGTATTAGAAGAAACAGGTGACTTTGAAATAGGTGCATTTGGTTATGATACTGATGGCGATGAATTAATTTTAAGATATTCACCTAGCCCAACATACGTACACGTTGATTTAGGAAGTTATAGAGATAACTTTGATAATTATAAAGTACCTACTGCCGACGTAGTAGAACAATTAACAAAACGTATAGAAGACGCCGAAGAAACAGTACAGGGTTATGACGGAAGATTAACGGCAACTGAAACTAAACTTGAAACAATAGAAACAGGTGCCGAAGTAAACATAATAGAAGACGTTAAAGTAAATGGAACTTCTTTAACGATTGAAAATAAAAGCGTAAACGTACCTGTACCAACAAAAACAAGTGATTTAAACAATGATAGCGGATATATTACTAAAGACGTAAATGATTTAACAAATTATACAACAACAACTGATATGAATACGGCTATAAATAACACGGTTAACGGGGAAAAAGAATTAAGACAACAAGCCGATACTAACCTACAAAATCAAATAGACGCAATTACAAGTTCTACTGACGTTGTTGACGTAGTAGGTACATATCAAGAATTACAAGACTATGATACTTCAAAATTAACAAATAATGACGTTATTAAAGTATTACAAGACAACACTCATAACAACGCAATAAGCTATTATAGATGGATAATAAACGGAACAGGCAGTTGGAATTATATAGGTAGTGAGGGTCCTTTTTATACAAAAGGAGAAACTGATACATTATTAAATACTAAACAAAATACAATAGACGCTAGTCATAAATTAAACGCCGATTATGTAGATGATACTTCAACAACAAATAAGTTCACAAGCACAAGTGAAAAATCTACTTGGAATGCTAAATATGACAAGCCAAGTGGTGGAATACCTAAAACTGATTTATCAAGTGACGTTCAAACAAGTTTAGGTAAAGCCGATACTGCTATTCAAGATGTAAGCGATAAAGAAGATAAATCAAATAAAGTAACAAGCGTAAGCTCAAGTTCTACTGATACACAATATCCTAGTGCTAAATTACTTTATGATAAATTAACTGATTTAAATAATCAATTATATACCGATAAAGAAGTAAGCTCGTTAAATGTAGAAACTACAACCCTAAACAACACAACACAAGCCCCATTAAAAACAACCTTAAAAGGAAATACAAGCCAAGATAGTACAACAGGGAAGAATAAGTTTGATGGAGTTTTTAGGCAAGGAAGTGCAAGCGAAACAACAAGTGCAGGAGTAATATTTAATCAAAATAATTTCTTATTACAAGCAGGAACATATACATTTAGCAACGATTTAACATCTTCATTTAATTATGCGATATTTGGAAATACAAATGAATATCCAACTTCAAATGAAAATACATATAATAGTGGTTGGAAATCAGGAAACTTAACATTTACTATAAGCCAAGACTTATATTTTGGAATATTAATTAAAAAGACAAGTGGAAATATTGCACCTAGTGATGTTAGTTCTTATAAAATGCAATTAGAAAGTGGAAATCAGGCAACTTCTTGGGAACAATATAGTGGAGGAATTGCAAGTCCAAATCCAACATATCCACAACCTATCAATGTAGTAAGTGGAGATAATGAGATAAAGGTATGTGGAGATAATTTATTAAATATACAAGCATTGGTAAAAGGTAGAATTGATAGTGGTGTTTTAGGATATGCTTATGCAACATCTAATTTAACACTAAATGATGATAGTTTTTCTTTTACAACAACTGAGGGATATAGAGGTGTAGCAACTGATTTTATGTTAGTAGAAGAACTAACTGATTATGTATTATCATATATTTCTACTGATACATTACAAAGATTATGTGATTGTTATGATAGTAATAAAAATTGGTTAGGTAGAGTATGGTTTGAAGATATAAGCATAGATAATCAAAAAATAACAACATTAGCAAATACTAAATATGTAAGAGTTAGTTGGCAATTAAATAATACAGGAACAGGAACGATAACAAGTCCTATCTTTAAAAAATCATCAGTAGCAATAGAATACATACGATATAAAGGACAAACATATCCTATATCACTAGGAACACTAGAACTATGTAAAATAGGAACATATCAAGACTACTTCTATAAAGATAGTGGTAAATGGTATTTACATAAAGAGATAGGAAAAGTTGTTTTAAATGGTAGTGAATATGGATGGGCTAAAACAAATTATACCTTTGCTAACGAAAATATATTCACAGGAAAACCTTTATCATTATGTTCTCACTTTACAAATGCAGGAGATGTATGGGTAAGTAGTAATGAAGCATATAGAGGAAAATATACACTTACAAATGTAGTAAATACTTTTAAATGTATGCCTTTAACCGATATGACAAAAAGTGATTTTACAACGTGGTTAGGCAATAACAATGTAAGTGTTTATTATAACTTATCTACTGCTATTGAAATAGAGATTACTGATAACACATTAATAACTCAACTAGACAACATATTAAATGCTATATCTTATGAAGAACAGACTAATGTATCACAAGAGAATAATGATAAATCATTTATTATAGATATAATTGCATTTAAGAATACTATTGCAGGTAAAATTGCAGGACTACAATATGAAAACGAGTTATTAAAAGAAAAAATTGACGAATTAGAAGAATAATAGTATAATTAGCATTGAGTAGATATATCGCCTTGTAGCGAGGTCAAGTGCGAAAGCGAGAACATATGCTATCGATGGGAAGTTTTATATCTATTCAATTATAGGACTTTTTACAAGTCCTTTTTCTTATGGTATAATTTATTTGGTGATTATATGGACGAACTTATTGAAGAACTAATTACTAAAAATATAAATAAAGCAAATACATATTTCTTAACTAGAATAGGTGAAATAATTAAATCTATTAGAGATATAAAACCTACACAAGCACACCAATTAGTTCAAATGCTTAAATATGGGGGCAAATATGAAGACATTTTAATGGAATTATCTCAATATACAGGAATAGACAAGAAAGAACTAGAGCATATATTCTCTTTATATGCGCAAAAAGACCTCAATTTTGCACGAAAGTTCTATGACTATAGAAATATACCTTTTATACCCTACGAGCAAAATGTGGCTTTAAAAACGCAAACTATGGCATTAGCAAATATAACTGAAAATACATTGAATAATTTTACAAGGCAAAGAGCTTTAGGGTATACGATAAAAGATATAAATGGTAAAGTAAGGTTTTATGGTTTAAGAGAAACGTATGAGAAAGTATTAGATGAAGCTTTATTAAATGTAGGTCAAGGTAAAGAAACTTTTAATAATTCAATGAGTAGAATACTAAAAGAATTAGGTGGTAGTGGTTTAAAGACTTTAGATTATGCTAGTGGGCGTTCTATAAGACTAGATAGTATGGTAAGAATGCACTTAAAAAGTGGTATAAGAGAATTACACAATGAAACGCAAAGACTATTAGGAGAAGAGTTTGGAGCAAATGGTGTTGAAATAAGCGTTCATTTAAACCCTGCTGAAGACCACCAAGACGCTCAAGGTAGACAATTCTCTTATGAAGAATATAATAAATTACAAGACACAGGAATAGCTAAAGATTATACAGGTAAAGAAATAGATATAACTAAAGGCGATTTTCATAGACCAATAAGTGAATATAACTGCTATCATTATGTTTTTGCTATTGTATTAGGGATAAGTGAGCCTCAATATACTGAAGAAGAATTAAATAAGATTATTAAAGATAATAATAAAGGGTTTGAATATGAGGGCAAGCATTATACAAATTATGAGGTAACTCAATTACAAAGAGCTATTGAAAGAGAAATAAGAAAACAAAAAGATATACAAATATTGGCTAAAGAAAGCGATAATCAACAATTAATATTAGAAAGCCAAGATAATATAACAAAATTATCACGTAAATATAAAGAATTATCTAATGTAAGTGGACTTCCTATGAAAAAAGATAGAATGAAAGTGAGTGGATATAAAAGAACTAAAATAAAGTAGTTCTTTTTTCATTTTACACATTCTCCAAAACCATTATAAAATAAGGAAATTAACGAAAACGTAAAATATTTTATAAAAAAAGTAAACTTTTTCTTTACAATTATATAATTATATAATATAATATAGTTGTAAGGAGGTGAAACGATGAAGAAATGGAGATTAAAAAATTGGGTAATATATGCGTTATTCATAATACCTTTTATTGCATACTTAATAACAATAGCAATTACTAAAGATTTTGATACAAGTGTTTTAGTTGGTGTTGTTTTATCAATTATAAGTCTTGCGATAATACATTTAACAGGAAGCATAAATTAATTAAAAGAGTTTGGCAGTTCTCAATAAAAACTGCCGATTAATAAAGGAGAAAATAAAATGGAAAAAGAATTATATTTAAAAGCTTATAGAAGCGAAATTGAAGTTGTATCATTAACAATTGATGTTCCCGAGTATGAGGGAGAAAAGAAAACTTGGTATTATAGATACGAAGATGTATTATTAAAACTATTTAACAACAAAAGAGAAGACAAAGATATTTTAGAAATAATTAATTATTATGGCAGTAATAAGATAACAATAGAAGTTAATCTAACTCACTATTTAGAAGATGGATATAGAAATGATAATAGAGAAGAAACAATAGAGCATTTAAAGACTTGGTTAACTTCTAACCTAGATATATCTAACGAGCAAGTAGAAACTAACTTCTATAAAGGATATATTTATGAAGTAGGAGAATATGACAACAAAATACCGTATGTTGAAAATGACAAATCAGTAAGAACTTATATAAGGTGGGGAGAGTAATAAGCTCTCCCTCTATGAAAGGAATAATTATGAAAAAGATTAGTAAAGAAAAGTTTATTGAGGATAGGTTTATAACTTGTGATAAGTGTGGATATAACAACGAGAAAGATAGGTTTAAAGCATTTGGAACTTGCTTACATTGTGGTAAGGTATTAGATGATAAAGTTCATTTCAAAGCAACGTTAAGTAAAATGGTAATGAGAAGCCCACGTTCAAGACACAAAGGAACAACAAGAGCTGTATTGTATTTTTAATCAAATATGTTATACTTAATACGTAAGAGTATCGAGGAGAGAAATATGGTTGAAACAATTATTAATACAACACTAGGAATAGTGATTAGTGGAATTATAGGCTTCTTATTAGGACAAGTAAGAAGCTTTAAAGCGATAAAGAATGCATTGATGATAATGTTACAGGGGCATTTGACTAATACATATTTCGCTTATGAGAATATTGGCAAAATCCCTGATTATGTATATAAGAATTGGCTTAATGAATTAAAAGAATATGAGGCATTAGGTGGGGATGATTATATACACGCATTAGCTAAAAAGATGGAAGCTTGGTATATAACAAAAACTGATATATTGGAGAAGTAATATGGATAATTTAGAAAAGAAGATAGATGAGAATTATAAGCTTATAATTGAAAACTCTAATAGAATAGAGGATAATTTAACTAAGATACATCAAAATACAGGAGCATTAGGGATATTAAAAGAATTTAAGAGTGATGCTAGAAAATTCTTTATAATGTGGGTGATAACTTTTATAGCTTTTATAGGATTATTAGGATATACGATTTACTTATTAAATGATGTAGGAACAATAGAAACTACTCAAGAGATTACTGATGTTGATACAATAAGTGGTAATGTTGCGAATGGTGATATAAATGGGGAAAGTTAGGCAAACTAGAAAAGTAACTTATCGTAAATCTAAAACTACAAGTAAAAATGGTAGAAAAAGATGTAGAAGCTGTGGAAGGTATATGTAGATGTTTGAATTTACTCGAACTGAATTTGAAGAAATTAGTAAAGAGTGTATGTTAAATGATGAATATAAGAAGCTATTTGAAATGAAGATAATGGGATATAACCGAACTAAAATGGCTTTAGAATTAAATGTAAGTGAAGCAACTTTGGATGTAATGATTAAGAAGCTGAAGAAAAAAATTAAAAAAATAATATAATTTTTATATAAAAACTATATAAGAACTCTATGAAAGGAGTTCTTTTTTTTATGTAATAATTTAGGTGCAAGAAGACCAGGATATGACACATATGGTCGCAATTATGGCGAAGGATATGGTAACTATGGTGAATACAATTATGGAAACTATGGTAACTATGGCAGGAGAGGAAGAGATATGAGATATCGTGGTGAAGATGAAATGGATAGAATGTATAGTGATTATGGAAGATATCAAGAAAGTCGCTCAAGATATGGAGCAGGAGAAGAAACAGATAAGTCTTTTCACTATATGGTAAAATCTCTTGAAGATTTCATTAAAGTCCTATATGAAGAAGCACAAGGACCACAACAACAACAAATGTTAAGAGAAACATTACAAAGAAGTATAATGTAATATGTATAGGTATCACAACAACAATGCTTTAGGACTATTTGAAAACGATTGCACAATAAGAGCAATTTCTACTGCCACAGGTAACACTTGGGATGATACATACAAACATTTAAGCAATATAGCAAGATTACAAGGCACTATGATGGATGATAGAGACTTTATCCGTGATTATTTAGATGAAAGATATGAAAGAACCTATGACATACCAAGATATGTAGGTGAGGTAGCAGGAGCCTATCCTGATAATATTCTATTAATTACAATGAATGGTCATATAACCTGTTCTAAATATGGTGTAATCTATGATAGTTTTGATTGTAGAGACAGGGTAGCCGAGTATTGTTGGATAGTAAAATAAGAAGCTTGTTGCTTCCTTTTTACTATTGTGTTATAATTAATTTGAAGTCAAACGTATAAATGATTTCACCCGTATTGGCACATTAGCCGTATGCTATCTTTATAGGTAGCATTGAGTAGATATAGTGAAGCCTATATATAGGATTAACTAGCAGTTATTAATAGGAACACTCTAGTTTATTATGTAATATACTTCGTATATATAATTTTGCTAAAAACGATTATTCTTGTCGGGATAAAAAGAGCCTTTAATAACAAAAAGTGTATATAAAAAATGGGAGGCTAGTTGCATAACTATTATATCTATTCAATGGTACTTATAAATTAATAGTGCCCCCTTTAAAGAGCGTTTGCTCTTTTTTTCTTTCTATGATAAAATTATCTAAAGAGGTAGAATAATGATAATAGCAGTAGATAAAAACTCATATCAAGTAGCCGAAGATGACGGCAATAGATATATTTATTTATATGAAGATGAAGATTTAGAAGATTTAATGAAGACAAGACTACATTGTATTCAATACAAAGACTTTAAATATGCCGATATAAACTTAACTGACTATAATATAGATTGTCTTAAAAGAGCAAAAATAACTGATAAAGACTGGAAACGCTTAGATAAAAAGAAATATTATAAAATAGGAATTATTATTCCTAACTATAATTACGAACACACAATAGAGAAATGTTTAAACTCGATATTAAATCAAACGTATAGTAATTATGAAATTATATTCGTAGATGACTGTTCTACCGATAATTCGGTAAAAATAGCAGGCTCAATATTTGCTAAATATGTAAAAAAACAATTAAAAGGGCTTGATAGTGTAAACACTCTAAAGAAAATGTCTCCGTATTTCAAGATAGTAAAACTAAAACAAAAACGTCTTAATGGTGGAGCTAGAAATGAAGCTTATTTACATTTGAGTAAAGACGTAGATTACGTTTATTACATAGATAGCGACGATTGGCTATATGATGAATATGCTCTAGAAAAGATAAATAATAAACTACAAAGTAACCCTGACGTATTATTTGTAGGAATAGCCGAATATAAGAACGACAAAACAAAAGTAAGTGATATTCCTACTTATACCGATAAATACGAAGCTATAAGAGGTTGGAGCGGTAGTTGTGGTAAAGTAATCAAAAAAGAATTAGCTACAAGGCAAGAATGTTTATACAATGAGGGTACTTTAAAGGAAGATAAAAACCAACATTGTAAGATATGTATAAATATGAAAACATTTAACTGTTTAAAAGAATTAATCTATGTATGGAATAAAGATAATTTTAAGTCAGTAACAACATTAAGAAGTAATATTCTATGGCAAACTTCTACAATAAGACATTATGCGGATACTAAAGAATTATATTTAACTTATAAAGGGCAAGATGAACGTATAGATGAGATATTAAAACATAGACTAGAATTATGTGAAAAAGAGTTAAAAGAGAACGGAGATAGGCAATGGTAAAGTTAAGTTTAGTAATTCCTTATTATAATGCTTATGAGTTTACTGAAAAACTTTTAGAAACTTTAATACCACAATTAACTGAAGAAGTAGAGGTATATTTAATAGACGACGGGTGTAATGAAACTAGATTAGATAAACATAAGGAAATAAATATAATTCATTTAAAAGAAAATAAAGGACCTGGATATGCTAGTAATACAGGTATAGAAAAATCTAAAGGGGAATATATTGGCTTTATAGATAGTGACGATATGATATCTAATGACTATATTGAAGAATTAATAAAAGCTATAGATAACCATAAAGAAGAGGTAATATTTATGGATTGGGAAGACATAGCAAACGGGTATATAGTAAGAAGACCTAGCAATTACGCACCTTGGAAAGCTATTTATAAAAGAGAAATATGCCCTATGTTCCCTAACGAATGGATGTATCATTATGACGTGCCATTCTTTGACAAGTTAAATAAAATGCAGTATTCAAGGCATTATGTTGATAAAGTATTGTACTATTATAATTCACAAAGACCTGGAAATCTAACCGAAAGGAAAGAAAATGAGCTTAATTAAAGTAGAAGTAATAGAAGATTTTGATTTAAAAGACTTTTCTAAAATAAAAAGCTTAAAAAGAAGATGTATGGAATATCCTAACAAACTATTTAAAGGCGATATGTTCGAATGTTCTAAAGAAACTTGTGAATATTTAAGTGGTAAAAATAAGTATAAAAAGCCTTATATAAAAGTAATTGAAGTTAAACCTTAAAGTGCTATTTGCACTTTTTTTATTTATATGATATACTCTAGGTAGAGTTGTAATTAAACAACTTTATATTAAATCTTTATGGTGGAGTTGACCACTTGAAAAAATCTATGGGAGGAAATATATGAAAGATTTTTTAGAAGCATTAGAATTAGGAGAAGAAAAGTATAAACTATCAAAAGAGGAGATTAAAAGTATTATTGCTAAACACGGAGAATATATAAATACAGAAAAAGCAAAACTAGAAAATGAATACAAGCAACAAATCGAAGATAGTAAAGCTACAATTGAAGATTTAAAAACTCAAATTGAAAAAGCTCCAAAGTCCGATGAAATGGAAAATCTAAAGACTACAATAGCTAATATGGAAGCCAAAGAGCAAGAACGTCTAGCTAAAGAAAAAGCCGAAGAAGATGACAAAGCTCTAACAAACAACATTATTCAAGCAATTGGAGATAAAAAGTTTGTAAATGACTTCACTAAAGAGGCAATTGTAAAACAAATTAAAACCGCTTCAAGTGATGAAGCAAATAGAGGTAAGTCATTTAAAGACTTATTTGACGAAATAACAAAGGATAAGAGCGATATATTTGTAAACCCAAATCAAATGGTCGATATGCCAAGTGTAGATGAGAACGTAGAAACAGTAGTCTCAAAAGATGATTTTGATAAAATGGGCTATATGGATAGAGTAGCTTTAAAAGAAAGTAATCCTGAGTTATTTAACAAATATAATAATATGTAATAATTAAGGAGGAAATTAAAAAATGGCAACAGGAATGACAAAAATGGCAACAATGATTGACCCTGAAGTAATGGCACCAATGATTAGTGGTAAAATTGCAAGTCAAATCGTTGCAACACCATTTGCAAAAATTGACACAACATTAGCAGGAAGACCTGGAGATACAATCACAGTACCTAAATATGAATATATAGGAGACGCTGAAGATTTAGCTGAAGGTGTAACTGCTGATAAAACACAATTAACAACTACAAAAGCTTCATATAAAGTTAAGAAAGCAGTAAAACAAGTAGAATTAACTGATGAAGTAGTATTAAGTGGGTATGGAAACCCTGTGGGAGAAACAAACTCACAATTAGCAAAAGCAATAGCAAGTAAAGTTGATGAGGACGTTATGGACGAGCTAAAAACTGCTCAATTAGTATATACTGCTCCAAGTGACATTTCATACAACAACATTGTTGACGCAATTGATAAATTAAATGAGGAACAAAACGTAGAAAAAGTTATGTTCATTCACCCTAAACAAGTATCAACATTAAGAAAGGACGCTAATTTCATTTCTAATGACAAATATCCAAACAATGTCATTATGAAAGGCGAAATAGGAATGATTGCTAACTGTAGAATAGTAGCAAGCAAAAAGGCAGTAAGTGATGATAAAGCATACTTCCTAAACCCTATTGTAGAATTAAAACCTCAAGATGAAACAGGAGACGAAATCTCCGCAGTAACAATTTATCTTAAGAGAGATACAAACGTTGAAACTCAAAGAGAATTAGGAAACTATACTACATTAATCGGTGCTGATAAGCATTATGTAGTAGCTTTAACTGACAATTCAAAAGTAGTATTAGCTAAGTTTGACGCTAGTGGCGTAAGCTTATAAGATTAGGAGGCATTTATGGAGTTTAGTGGACAATATCTAACCTATCAAGAATATAAAGGGCTAGGTGGCACTTTAGACATAATGCCTTTTAATTTACTTGAATTAGAAGCTAGAAAAACAATAAATAAATATACATTCAATAGATTAATAAGTCTTGAAAGCCAAATACAAGAAGTAAAATTATGTGTTAATGGACTAATAACAATACTAAATATCTACAATACTGATTTAAAACGCAATAGAGCCGTATCTAGCGAGAGTATAGACGGGTATAGTGTAAGTTACTTAGGAACGTCAATTGAGTTAGAAAAGGGTAAAACAAGCGAAATTAAAGGTATAGTAGAAAAATGGTTAAGTGGATGTAAGCTTGAAGACGGAACACCTTATTTATACAGGGGTGTTAAATGAAAACAAACAATAGTTTAACTATATATCATAAGACATTCGATAAGACTACTAGACTAGAAAAATGGACTAGATATAACTATCCGAATGTGTGGTTTTTCGGCAATGAGAGTGCTACTATTAGCGAGGGTTATAACTCAAAAAATAGAGTGGAGATAAGAATACCATTGAATGAAAGTATCAAGAAAGATAACTTTGCAAAGGGTGACATTATAGTAAAAGGCACTCTCGAAACCGATATTAATACACAACAAGATTTAAGTGGTCTTATTTATAATATAACAAGTATAAGTTGGAATGACTTTGGGGAAGAGCCTCACATACATATAGGCGGAAGATAATGTTTGAAGTTAGATTAAAAATGGAGCCTGATGGCGTGATAATGGCTAATCTAGGAATTGAGCCAAACGGAAGAGTACAAAGATTTTTCACAAATACTTGTGCTAGACATATGGATAAATATGTTCCGTATGATACAGGTACTTTAGCTTCTACTGTGGAAGTTGGTAGCGATACAATAACGTATGACCAACCTTATGCAAAAGTTGTTTATTATGGAATTAGAAACGGGAAACCTTTAAACTATTCTACTGATAAACACCCATTAGCCTGTTCTTATTGGGATAGACAAATGGTAAGTGCGGAAATGCAAGATATTGTAAAAGAAGTTCAAGACTATGCTAGAATGGGAGGACTATAATGACAAGAATAGAGGCGTTGCGATTATATTTATTTGACGTTTTAGATACTCTTACGGAAAGCGAATATCAAATAAATGCTAATATGCTTGGTAAGATAGGAGACTATTCATTAGATAAAATACCAACGCAACCTGTAGTAAGAAGTTGGGTAAACGGAACAAAAGTTAAAAGAGATGTTTATTCGTTCCGTAGTAAAAGAACATATTCACAAGACACAATAAATAATTTGAATAATATTGGCTTTTTTGAAAAATTAGAAGATTTAATTGAAAGTAATAATAGAAAAGGTGTATTGCCTAACATTGACGGCATTTTAAAAATAGAATGCTTAAATTGTGGTACGCTTAACGTAGCAGGCACAAATGAGGCAATATTTAATATACAAATACAAATAGAATATTTGATGGAGGTAAATGATGATAAAAATATTAGCGAGTAAAGACTTTTGGTATAAAGGCGAATATATTATTAAAGACGAAGAAATAAAGAACTTATCTTATGAGAATATTGTAGCTTTAAATGAAAAAGGTTTTATTCAACCTCTATCTACTAAAGATTTAGTTATGATAAAGCGAGAACTAAAGAAGGAGGAAAAGAATGGAACAACTATTTAGAGACCAATTTCAACACTTTATAAACACAAACACAATAGTTGGAGAAACTTCTAGCCCTACTTGGACTAGAGAGGGTACAGGTGTAGAAAGCCTTGAGTTAGCATTTAACCCACAAAAGGACACTTATAAAGATATAACTAGAAGAACTTCACAAACTACTTTTAAAAGTTATCAAATAAGTTCATCAGTAAGTGGTAAAAGATGTTTTAAAGGTGATGATATGTATGCTTATTTAAAAAATCTTAAAGATTTAGCAATAAGTGCAAATACACAAGACCTAGAAATAGACACAACTGACACAGTTACTGAGGGTGTTTATAAAGCTATAAGATATGATATCTTAATAACAATAAGTAGTTGGCTAGGAGAAGACGCAGTAATTGCTTATGATATAGATTATACAAATCCTGTGCAAGGAACAGTCACACTTGCAGGAGGAATACCAAGCTTTACACCAACTGCTAGTTTATAAAAGGGCGAAGCGAGTAATCGCTCGTCCTTATTTTTTTTAATAGGAGGTAGCAAAATGGAAGAGAAATTAACATTAAAGAATAAAACAAATATTTTAACAATTAAGATATACAGGGAAAATGGGGAATACACAGGTAATGATTTAATATTTAATTTAAAGGATATTGAATTAATCGGTAGATATGATGAAATGCACCAAAAATTAACAAATAATACAAAATGGTATGATAATCAAAAAATAATCATAAACAAACAACAAGACTTTCAACCTAAAGATAGTTTAATAAGTAACAATCAAAAGAAACTATATGAATTAACAAAAGAATATTTAAAAAAACAAACAAAAGCATTTGAATTATTTTTAGGAGACGGGGCAATTGATAAAGTTCTAGACGGAGGAACATTTGATATTGATAGTATAATGATTATAAGAGAGTACATTGAAGAACAAATAATGCCTCATTTAAAAGTCACTAAAGAAAATATAACAAAAGAAATTAAGGATAAATATAATCTAGACGTTAAAGAAGAAGTGCTAGAATAATGAAATATCCAACAAGTGTTAAAGCTAATGGAAAGATATACCATTTAAATAGCGATTTTAGGACTGCTATTGAATGTAATAGAATATCTATGGATAATTCTATACCAAGTGTAGAAAAGACGCTAGCGGTCATTTATTTGCTTTTTGGAGATGAGGGGTTAAATGATACTGAAAACTATGAAGAATTATTAAGACTTGGCGTTAAGTTCTTAATGTGTGGTAATGAACCTAAAGATACAGGAGAAGAGCCTGATATGGACTATATACAAGATGAAAAATATATAGAAAGTAGTTTTAAGTATGATTATGGATATGACCCTTATAAAATGGAATATCTACATTGGTGGGAGTTCTTTAATGATTTGAATAACCTGTCGAATAGTGAAATGGGCGATTGTTGTATTTTAAATAGAATACGCAATTTAAGAACTTATGATACTTCTAAAATAAAAGATACTAAAGAAAGACAAAAAATAGAAAAAGCAAAAAAAGAAGTAGCATTAAAGAAAAACGTAAATAAAAACTTTACAGAAGAACAAATAAAAAATAATAAAAAGTTTTATGAACTTTTAGAAAGGAGATAGCCTATGGAAAATGCTTTAGTATTAAAGACTAAACTAGATACTAAAGACTTTACTAAACAAATAGAGTATTTAAAAGATGAAGCCGAAGACCTTAATATGATACTAGCAGATAAGAATAAATTAGATGACGCAGACGCTAGAAAATATGAAAAAAGGTTAGAACAAGTAAATAATCAATTAAATACGTTATATAAAAAACAAAATGATATAAATAGTCAAGGCTTTAAAAGAGTTCAAACTACACTTGAAAATGTAAATAAATCGGCTTCTAACGTAGGTAAAAGTATTGTTAGATGGGGTTTAACATTATTAGGTGTAAGAAGTGCTATGGCATTAATACGTGGTTCTATGTCAACATTATCGCAATATGACGAGCAATTAGCTAAAAATATGGAATATATAAGATATGTAATAGCAATGGCTTTAAAACCTTTAATTGAATATATAATTGATTTAGTATTTAAGTTATTACAGTATATAAATTATATTTCGGTAGCTTGGTTTAATGTTAATTTATTCGCAAATGCAAGTGCCGAGAGTATGGAAAAAACAAACAAGTCCATAAAGAACGCAAGCAAGAGTATGAAAGAACTTAATAAAGATATGTATGGGTTTGATAAGATTAATAAACTCACTTCTCAAAAAACTGCAAGTGCAGGAAGTACAGGTACACCATTGCCTAGTACTGATTTATCAAAACTTCTTCCTGACGGAAAAGTCCCTGAATGGTTGAGATGGATAAAAGATAATGGACCTACTTTATTAAGTGTTTTAGCGGGAATAGCAGGAGGGCTAGGTGCTATTAAACTTGGTCTTGGTGGAATTAAAGCACTAGGAATAGGTGCAATAATAACAGGTGTAGTTGATTTAATACAAAGACTTCCTAAATATTTAGAAGATTTAGATAGTTCTCTTGAAAATAACGGAACAACGTGGGAAGATTTTGGAGCTATAATACAAGATGTTGGGCTTATAATTTTAGGTATAGGAATTATTAGTGGTAATGTATATTTAATAATTGCAGGACTTATAATATTATTAATAGGTACAATAGCAAGTCTATATGATAAAATTAAAGAAAAAGTAAATCAAATAAAAACAGTAATAGATATAGGTATTAAAACAATTAGACGAGATACAGGTGTTTTATTTGACGGGATAATAGATAGTGCTGAAACTATGTGGAATACTGTTGAAGATATTTTTGAAGGCTTCTTTAGACCTTTAAAGGACTCGTTTGATGCATTTTTATTATTCTTAAAAGGTGATTTTAAGGGTGCGTTTAAATCGGCTATTAGGGCAATTGTAAATAGTGCTATATCAGTAATAAACTTATTAGTAGATGGTGTAAATGTAATAGCTCTACCAATACGTGGGTTGATTTTAGCTTTAAATAAAATACAAGGTAAAGATGTCCATTTAGATGAAATAAAAATACCAAGAATTAATTATGCATATACAGGAGCTATAATTAACTATCCAGGCAAAGGCGTTCCTGTGGGAATGAATGTTCGTGGAGGAGAACGTGGAGCCGAAGGTATTCTACCTCTTTCGGACGAAACTGCTATGGAAAGAATTGGAGAAAAAATAGGTAAACACGTTAAAGTAAATATTGATTTAACAACTGAATTAGACGGAAGAATATTAAATAGAAGATTACAACAGGTAAATGCTTCAAATACTTTTGCTAGGAACGGAGGGTAATTATGGCTAATATAAAAACAATAAGTCAAACATATCCTATAACTGCTTTTAAAAATACACTAGAGCCTGCTTGGGGAGAAGACGCAGGAAGAAATACAAATAGTGGTAAGTTTAGCGGAACTTTTAAAGGATATTATACTAATCTGCATATAGAAGTTGGACCTTTAACTAAAGCACAAATGAAATCATTTAAAGCTATATTCGAAGTACCAATAATTTCAATGACATATCCCGACGCTCATAATAATGCCGATAAGACTGAAAGCTTTTATGGAACTTCATTAACCGCAGAAACACAATATTGGGACGGTAAATACGAGCCGTTTTCATTCGACTTAATAGCAGTGGAGGCAAGAAATGACGTATGATGAGATAATACAACAAGTAGGAAAAAGAATTAATGTAGCTATTTATTGTACCAAAGACGGCGTAACAACTAGAGTAAGTGATGATAGTATTGAAAAAACAAAATTAATAAATAAAAGTGATTTGTTAGGTACTTATATACATAAATGTGAATTAACTTTAAAAGAAGAAATACAGGGTACAGTATCCGTTCAAATACAAGCAAGATACAATACATATACGCAAACTAAAGCTTATGGACCTTTTTATATTCTTAAGGAACCTGAATATGACGCTAATAAAAAGACGTATGAATATGAATTATATGACGAGTTTGTTAAAGCTATGGTAGATTATGAGCCATTAGAAGTAACATACCCTATAAGCGTTTATAATTACTTTAGTTCATTAGTTACGGAACTAGGTTATACAAACAATGTATCGAGTTTGCCTAACGGAAGTAGAATAATACAAAGTGAATTATATAACGATATAGGATACACATATCGAGATGTACTTGATGATATTGCAGTAGCCAATGGTGTCTTATTTCAAATCAATAACAATACTATAAGCGTAGTTCAACGTGGAACAAATACAATTAATATAGATGATGATATATTAAAAAATGCTAACATAAACTTTGGAGAACATTATGGACCTATTAACTCAATTGTATTAAGTAGGGGTGGAGAAAGTGATAATGTTTTTCAAAAAGATGACGCAAGTATTTCACAAAACGGACTACACGAGTTTAAAATAGTAGATAATCAATTAATGCGTGAAAATGATAGAAGTGATTATTTAAGTGCGTTAGCTACTCAATTATTTGGTATAGAATATGATATATACGATACTGAATTAGTAGGATATGGAGAAATAGACGCACTTGATGAAGTTGTTTTTGAAACAGGAGATAATACGTATACTTCTTATGTGTTTAATGATGAAGTTACGATAACGAGCGGTTATAAACAAGTAATATATTGTGAAACACCTATACAAAGCGAAACTGATTATAAAAGTGCTTCTAAAACTGATAAAACAATAAATCAAGCGTATATCATAACAAGAAAGAATACTGCCGAAATAGAAGAATTGGCTCGTAAGGTTGTAGATGTATCGGCAGAAAAGACAAGCGTAGGTAGTTTGCAACTTGAAAATGCTTATGAGGGTATATTACATAAATTAACAATAAAAGGCTCATTTAGACAATTATTCCCTAAAGATGACGAATACCCAAAAAGTACATTATATCCATTAAGTTCAATATTAATGGTAGATGATACTGAATATGAAATAAGGTTAACACATTTGAATTATTTATCTTCTACTGTATATGACGAGTTTAATTATTTAGATGGGAAAGCTTGGGTAGATAGAAAAGTAGGAATAAATCAAGACGGAACATTATATGAATTGCCTACACCTGTAAAAGAAGATTTAGGGGAAGTTTATTTAGAAGTTAAAAACAACTCAATAATAAAAATGAAGTCATTTAATAATTTAACTTATTATACTGAGTATTTACTCGAAAACAATTATACTTCAACATTTGCTAATCAAGTAGAAGTTAAAAGTAGTTTAGAATTACTAGGAGATAAGATTGAGGCTTCCGTGTCTTCGGTAGCCGATGGAGAAGGAAAAATAACAAGTGCTAGTATAATACTTGCTTTAAATACTGATGAAAGTACTGCCGAGATAAATGCCGACAAAATTAATTTGAATGGCGTAGTAACTGCTAACGAACATTTTAAAATACACGAAGACGGAACAATGGAATGTCAAGACGGAATATTTAACGGAACTATAAAAGGCGGTAAAGTAGAAATAGACGGGGCATATAGTAAAGAAAGCCCTTATATACGTGTTAAAGGTGCAACAACAACTGACCCAACTGATTTACACGAAACAAGAATATGGGGAGAGGGAATTGTTGTATATAATTATCCAGGTATAGAAGACCCTAGTGATAGCTATGCCGAGATAAGAACTGAAATAGACGGAGGATATGCCGAATTAAGAGATGACCAAGTAAATGCATTTGGCTTTAATAACGTATCGTTAGCAAGCAATAAAGAAAATATCGTTAAATATCAAAAAAACGCCCTAGAATTGATAAAAGACATTGATATATATAATTATACCTATAAAGGACAAAGAAGCGAAAAAAGGCGTTTAGGCGTTGTTATAGGAGATGATTATAAGTATTGTGAAGAAATAACTAACGAAAAAAATAATTCAATTGATTTATACTCATTCATAAGTTTATGTTGTAAGGCAATACAAGAGCAACAGGAAGAAATTGAAGAATTAAGAAAGGAAATAGAAAAATGCAAAAAATAACATTTGAAGATTATCCAAGCACAAATACACCAATAGACGCTCAAAACTTAAATCAAGTTCAAACTAACGTTGAAAATGCAATAACTTCATTAGGTAATTCAATAGATGCCACTATAGGTACAATAACAAGCTATTCTACTACTGAAAAAATTGTAGGAACTTGGTTAAATGGAGAAAACGTTTATAGAAAAGTAATCAACACAGGGGAAATATCACAAGCAGATAAATCAGTAGCACACGGAATATCCAATTTAGACAAAATCATAAAAATAGATGGAATGGCAGTTAGTAGTAATGGGTTCTATATGTTGCCTAGAATAACAACAGGAAGCTCGCAAAACTTTGTAGGTATAAAGGTAAGTTCAACCAATGTTGATATAATATGTGGTAGTGCACCAGTATTTAGTGATAGTTGGGTAATATTAGAATATACGAAGAGTTCATAATGAAAGAAGAATATGAGATAGAACGTGAAATAATATTTGCAAGCGAAAATAAAGAAAGATTAAAAGTATTATTTCTTAAAATTAAATTATATAAAATAAGATTTATAAGAAGAAAGTTGAGGAAATAAAATATGAAAGAAAGATTAAAAAGTCCTGTATTTTGGACACAATTAGTATTATTAATTGCCGAAGCATTAAAAATATTCGGCGTATATGAAGTACCAAATGACATTCTAAATAACACTCAAGACGTAATTACATTATTATTTCAAATATTCGCAGGTTTAAATAACCCTACTGATAGGAAGAACTTTTAAATATGGCAAAATATATGACGCCTGACGAGTTTATAAAAGAAACAAACGGAAAAGCTTATGATGTAGACCACGCTTATGGCGTACAATGTGTTGACGGAATAGCCGAGTTTACTGTACTAACAAGTGGTAGCCATAACTTCAATTGTGGTAAAAGTGGTATGGCATACGGGTTATGGACTGATTATGGTAAAAATGGCGTAGAGAAGTATTTTATACAACTTCCTTATAGTGAAGCAAAGCTAGGAGACTGGATAATTTGGAACAAAGGCTCAAAATCGGCACCTAAAAGTCACGTGGCGATGCTATATAAGAAAATATCAAATACAATGGTAAACGCATATGGACAAAATCAAGGCGGAAAAAAAGAGTTTAATTTTAGTAACGCATATACTGACGGAATACTTGGAGTATTAAGACCACGCATATACTTAAGTACATTAAAATATAGAGCATATGTTGAGGGCATTGGATGGCAAGAATGGAAATATAGTGGGGAGATAGCAGGAACACAACACCAAAGTAAGAGATTAGAAGCTATACAAATAGATTATGATAAGGAAGTAGAAGCAAAAGCACATATACAAGAAGATGGATGGGTAGATTATGGAACTATAAACAAAGATACAGTAATAGGTACTCAACACCAAAGTAAAAGACTAGAATGTCTATGTCTTAAAGGAAACTTTAACTTTAGAGTATATATGCAAGATTATGGATGGACTACTTATACAAGAGCTGATGGAATATGCACTTTAGGAAGCGTAGGACAAAGCTTACGAATAGAGGCAATAGAGTTAATTGAGAGGCAATAACGCCTCTTTTTTTAATTTGTAAAAAAATATATTGATTTTATATTAAAATTATATTATAATCTAATTAGAAAGGAGGAAAAATATGGAAACCGAATATATACATATCAATATAAGAAAAGACTTAAAAGAACGTTTAATGCACGAAGCAAAAAAAAGAAACATAAGTTTAAATGCGTACGTTAATTTAATTTTAAGTAAAAGCTTATAGGAGGTAGAAATGAAAAAATTAAGCGAAGAACAACAAACGATATTGCAAGCAATAGATAACTTCATTGAAAAAATGGGTTATAGTCCTAGTGTTAGAGAATTATGTAAGATTACAGGTAGAAATAGTCCTGCAACAATTCAATATCATTTAAGGAACTTAAAACAAATGGGATATATTAATTACAACGAAAAACAAAGTAGAACTATTAGAATTATAAGAAAGGGATAAAAATATGAATGAAAAATTAATAAACATACAACAAACATTAAAAGCACCAAAAAATCAAAGAAATAATTTTGGAGGATACAATTATAGAAGTTGTGAAGATATTTTAGAAGCAGTTAAACCTATTCTAAAAGAAAATAACTTAACATTAAGATTAAATGATGAGTTAGTACAAATTGGAGAAAGATATTATATAAAAGCAACTGCAATACTAACTGACGGGAAAGAACAAATAATCAACACTGCATACGCAAGAGAAGAAGAAACTAAAAAAGGAATGGACGGAAGTCAAATAACAGGAGCTTCAAGTTCTTATGCACGTAAATACGCTTTAAATGGATTATTCTTAATTGATGACGTTAAAGATAGCGACGCTACTAATACAGGAGAAATAACTAAAGCAATGGCTCAAAGTTATGTATTTGAGAGTGGTAAACATAAAGGAGAAAAGTTAATTGATTTAATTAAACAAGAAGATAGTTATATTGATTGGCTTTTATCAACTGAAAAGGGTAAATATGAAACTGAAAAAGAAATGATTTGTTTATTAACAGGACAAACAATACCTACTGAAGAAGAACAAGAAGAAAAAACTCAATTAATGATAGAATTAGATAAATTATTTAGAGAAAAAGATATAGATAGAGATGAGTTCTATTCTAGCCATAATGTAAAAGAAATGCGTAGATTTACTAACCAACAATTAAAAGACGCTATTAAGGAGCTAAAATAATGGATAATGTATATATTAAAAAGGACTATCTTAATGAATGGGTAGCAAAATATTTTGAAAACAAAGATTTAATAAACGTTGAAAATCTATTAAGTTGTATTGAAGATTTAGATAGTGAAGTAAGAGATTTAAAACAACAAATAGATGAGTTAAATAGTAGAATAATCGATTTAAAAAATGAGAAAAAATGGTAGGAGGAAATATGGAAGAAGACAAAAGTATATTAAATGCAATAATTATGTTTATATTCTTAATGTTAATATTATTCGTATCAATAACATTATCAGTAGCGTTAATTAAGTTTTGTATAGAATTATGGAGCAATTATATTTTAGGAGGGATAATATGAAAATAACAAGCGATAAAGAAATTATATTTAGACACGAGAAAGATGGAAAAGTATTTTATTCAATGGGACTTTCTCATAAAACACAAGACGGGAATTATAAAAATGATTATATGCCTGTAAGATTTAGAAAAGGCGTAAGTTTAGAAGATAAAGCTAAAATCAAAATAGAAGAAGCTTGGATAGATTTTTATGAGGGTATGAAGTTTATATTTATAAATAAGTTTGAAGAAATACAACCTAAAGAAGAAAAGAAACAAGATGGCTGGAAAAGTGCTAAAGATATAGAAATAGATGATGACGCTCTACCATTTTATTAGGAGGTAATATGGACTTACAAAATGAAATAGATTATAAGAGTAAATTACTTTATAAAAGTGTAGAAGAATTGGCAAAGACAGGAAAAGAATATGCAAAAGCTTATACTGAATATAGAGTAGCGTTAGCTAAAGAATTAGTCAAGTTAAAAGATGAGGGCTACGCGATTACTTTAGCAGGAGATATAGCTAGAGGAAAACCCGAGATAGCTAAATTAAAGTTTAATGAAATATCAACCGAAGCAATATATAAAGCAAATCAAGAAAGTATAAATGTTCTTAAATTACAAATTAAGATATTAGAAAGTCAAGTTCAAAGAGAATGGGCTAATGAAGAGCAATAGAGCAATAGCAGTTGGTATTTCTCAAGAAACAAAAAAACGTGTGTGGGAACGAGATGGAGGGCGTTGCGTAGTATGTGGTAATTCTTACAACGTAATGCCTAACGCTCACTATATACCACGTTCAAGAGGTGGCTTAGGGATAGAACGTAACATTGTAACCTTATGTACTGAATTAACACCTAACAAGTGCCATAGAAGATTTGATTTTGGTACTAAATTAGAACGTAAATTAATTAAAGAAAAGATACGTGAATATTTAATGAGTAAGTATGATGATTGGGATGAAAGCAAACTTGTATATAGAAAGTGGGATGATTATAAATGATGTATGAAATTAATATGAAGCTTCCTAGCTTAAATGATTATATTAAAGTTTGTAGAACTAATTATAACTACGCAAATAAATATAAGGCTCGTATAGAGCAGGAAATAGGGCTGTTTTTAATGAAAATGCCTAGAATAAGGAAACCTATTAAAATACACTTTACGTGGGTAGAAAGTTCTAAAAAGCGTGATAAAGATAATGTAGCGTTTGCAAAGAAGTTTATACTCGACGCAATGCAACGTTACGGGAAGTTAGAAAATGACAATAATAAGTATATAATAGGGTTTACTGATGATTTTAAATATGAAAAGAAAAATAAAGTTATTTTAGAAATAGAGGAGGTAGAATATGAATAAAATAAGTTTAACTCAAAGAGTATACGAATATATGGAAAGGTACGGAAGTATAAGTTCACTTGAAGCGTTTAGAGATTTAGGTGTTACACGTTTAAGTGCTATTATATTTAATTTAAGAAAATTATACGTTATTGGCGACGAATGGGATGAAGTTCCTAATCGTTGGGGAGATAAAGTAAGATTTAAAAGATATTTCATAAAATAATTTACTAATTTCTTAAAAAGAGGTATAATTAAGGTGTGTAGGGAAAGAAGATTATTTGAAGTGTATTTTAGTCCCTACACACTAAAAGCTAAAGTATACTTCAAATAGTCTTTTTTTAGTTGGAGGTAGAAATGTCAGTAATAAGAGTAATTAAAGACAATAATTATGTCACAATGGGTAAATATCATTTAAAAGAAAGAAAAATGAGTTTAAAAGCAAAAGGTTTATTAAGCCAAATGTTGAGTTTGCCTGACAATTGGGACTATTCAATTGCAGGACTAACAAAAATAAATAAAGAGGGTGCTGACTGCATAAGAAATATTTTAAAAGAACTTGAAACTTTTGGTTATTTAAAAAGAACTCAAATAAAAGATGAAACAGGTAAGTTTGTTGATATTGAATATCTAATATATGAAAAACCGAAAACGGAAACACCGATAACGGAAAACCCGTTGACGGAAAAACCTATGCAATTAAATAATAAAGAATTAAATAATAATAAATTAAATAATAAATATAATATATATGGAACGTTTAAAAGGATAAAGCTAACTCAAGAAGAATATGATAGATTAGTTAAAGAGTTTGGAGAAAGTTTTATAAAAAAGCAAATAGATGAATTAGATAAATATGTAGAAAGCAATAATAATAAAAATAAATATACTAACTTTAATTTGGTATTAAGAAAAGCTATAAGAGAAAATTGGTTTAATAAAAAACAAGAACAAAAGCCTACTTGGTTTAATCAAGAAATACCACAAACTAATATAAATGATGAAGAATGGCAAGGAATGCTAGATAGTTTTAATTAAAGTTTACTATTATGTAAACTTTTTCTTTCTTTAAAAATAAGGGTTTTAATAAAAAATGTAAAAAAATTAAAAAAGTTTTAAAAATAGTATTTACAATTATATAATTATATGATAATATATAATTGTCTTAGGTGAAAGAAGACGGAAATAGGTAGAAAAAATGAAAATAAGCGAATATTTAGAAAGAAAGGGAATTAAAGTTGAATATGATGGAGGGTACTTTTACAAATGTGAATATAAAGGAAATAAAGTTTACTTACAAAGAAACGATGCGTTTAATAGTTGCTTCTCATTATATGTCAATGATGAAATAATTATGACAAAAGCATTATTAAGAACTTGTGTTGGTAGAATAATGAACTTAAAGGAGAGTGAATAGTGTGAAAGTTATTGATGTAGTAAGAGAATATCATTTAGAATTGGTTGAAAAAGAATATAAAGATGTATATGGTGAGATACACAATTTAGTAAATCTTAAAGAATTAGCACATTTAGAAGTTAGAGACTTTTATTATAATCTAAAAACAAATAAAGCAATTATTTGTGTATTAGATATTGAAAAAATAGATAAAAACAAAGGTGTTGAATAATATGTGGACTATAATAGATAAAATAAGTGGGATGAAATGGGAGAGCAAATTATTATTTCAAGTTAGAGAAATATGGCTTGATTTAATAGAAGATTATAAACAACAAGGCATAGAAACTTATGTTACTTATCAAGGTAATGAAACATATTGGCTTGAAGAATACCCAATAAAATAAAATACTACTTTATAAGTAGTATGCTATGTATGTAAAAAATAATTAAGAAAGAAATTATTTTAATCCTTGTAAACGTACATAGCATAGTACCTATAAGGTACTAGAAAAGAGGGATA